TACGTCTCCTCGGGCACCTCGCCATACTGCATGTACAGCCGGATGTAGGGGAAGCGTCCCCCCTCCGCCGTGCTGTCCACCGGCACCAGCACCCGCACGTCGTTGTAGCTCCCGGCGGTGATCGCCAGTTCATTGCTCAGCGCGGAAGAAATGCCCTCGTAGCCCAGCAGATCCTCGCCAGGGTCCCAATAGCGCGCGTAAAAGGTCACCGTGCGATTCGTGAACCCGCTGCTGATCCCGCTGCCCGCGCCTCCGGCCAAATCCGTGGGCCCGTAGGTACCCAGGTCCACCGTGCTGTCCGGCGTGGCCGTGCTCGCCTGCAACAAAGTGATCGCCTTGCTGTCCGCATTGACGAAGCTGGCGATGGCGCTGTTGCTGTTGGCCAGCGCCGCCGTGCCAGCGGTCAGCGTGTAGAAATACGGGTCCGCCGTGGTCCCCTGCCCGCTCAGACTGCTCAGCAGCGCCAGTCCTGCCCCACTCTGCTGGATCTTGACCTTGATTTTGTTGTTGCCGCTCAGACCCGGAAACAGCGCCGCCCGCGCCGTGAAGGTCAGCACCACGCCGCCCGCGCGGCCCGTGACGTTCCAGTAGGCCTGCGTGTTGGTCGTGGTCGCCGGAGTCGTCAGGCTGATCACCGGGGCCGCGGGCGCCACGTTGCTGCCGCTCTTCCGCCACTTCCCCGGCGTGCCCGTCCGGCTGATCTGCGCGATGTAGTTGTCATCGATGCCGTTGCCCAGGTAGATCGCCGTGAAAAACCGCGTGCCATACCACCGGGCCGTGTTGTCAAAGCCTGTCCCCAAAATCTCCCAGGTCGGACTGCCCCCGGTGAAGTCGTAGCTGCCGCTCGTGTACGTGCCGTCGTCGCCCAGGTAAAAAAAGCCCCGACCCTCCCGCGCCGGCAGATTGTAGAACAAAAGAAAATTCTTCCCCTGCCGCGCCACCCGCAGCGCCACCGTCTTGTCCGCATCCGTGAGCCCCAGCGCCACAATCGTGGCGTAGATCGTCAGCGAGGTGCCGATCCCCCACAGCCGCCCATACGTCGGCCCGCCCTTGAACCCTCCCTGCGGCCGCAGGATCAAATTGCGCGCCGTCAGCAGCTTCGCCCCCAATTGCGTCGTCTCCGACAGCGAGTCGATCGGCTTAAACGCAGGAACCGAAAAAGTGCGGGACGGATTGGCCATAAAAGTTCGAGTTCTTTACTGGGAGCGCCGATATTTTATCGGCTCCGGTTTTGGCCTCCGATCACATTTTCAATCCGTCTGCAGTCGGCTCTACCACCGTGCTGGAAGGATTCTTAGACTCCGGATAAGGATTCGGTGTCCCGATGTACTTCAGCGCCATCCCTTGTCGCATGATGCAGCTTTCGAGGTCGCGGATGGAAAGTGTATGTTGGGCGATCACTTCACTAGAGTTTTCGAAGGATGTTTCAGGATTGGCTCGTGCAAAACGCATGACTTCAATTCCGTGGTCTTTCATCCGCTGGAGAAGTTCATCAGCTTCTTTGCGGAACGTCTTCGCGGCGATGATGGCAAGTTCTTTATTCATGGTGTTTTTGGTTTGGATTTGCAGCAGAATTTGAATTTCTTCCCGCTTCCGCATCCGCATAGCGAGTAAAGTTTGATCTGCATCGCTGCTTGTTCTTTCGCTTTCAGCGAGCGATTAACTGGCACCCAGTCTGGCCCCATTGGAGTTGATGGATCAGAGATTTCAACAATTTGGCCGGTATGAACGTTCATGCGGACAGGAGGTTGAGATTGACGCAGTAGCGCACGCCTTCTGCCGTGAGGAAGTTAAAACCCTCGCAACGTGCGATAAGTCCAGCTTTGCAAAGCTCATCGCGGTCATGCTTAGAAGGTAGATTGCCGTCCCAGATTGGACCTTTAAGCAAGTAATTGAGTAGCTCGATTCGTGAGTTCATAGTGGTTAGGCTCAGTTCAAATCACATCGTGGGCAAAATCTTCATGAGGTGCTTCGCCTGGTGCGTCGCATCGGCCAGCGCATCGTGGTGCGTGCCTTCACGCGCCTCCTCCACCACGTCCGGGTTCAGCGCCTTCACTGTGCGGTAGCAGCGCTCTCCCGAATATTTCCAAGGAACGGGGATGTCTGCCCTGCGGTAGGCGGCCATGAGCAGCGCGCAGTCAAACGAGGCTCCGTTGCCCCAGATGCGGACATTCTTCAAATCAAGGCAGCCCCCAGTACATTGGCTTACCCATTGGATGAATTCACGCAAAACATCGCTCATGGGTTTGGCATGGAGTTGTCCGTTCAACAGTTGAGCGCGTGCTTCTTCGCTCTGCTCCATCCACCACAGCATGGTTGATGGGTCCGCTTTCATCCCCAGCTGCATGCAGCTTTTAGGTGCAATGGATTCTTGGAAACCGCTGTGAATCTCCCCATCCCGAAAATGCACCGCCCCGATCGACAAAATCACACTGCCAGGCTCGGTGCCCAATGTTTCCAGGTCCACCATGATGTTCGTTTTACGCTCCATAAAGCTCCAGTGTCCCCGGTTGCGGCCCTTTGTTGGAGTAGCTGCTCCACTTCTGCATGGCCTGTTTGAAATCTTCCCTCACCTCGTTCACGTCGCCGATGAACTGCGGAAACGTGCGAAACAGATACCTCACCACCGGGTGCAGGATTTCCACGTCTCTCCCGCCCGGCAGTAGAAATGTGCGCGTGTCGGCAAAGTCGGCGATCTGCGGGGCCCGCAGGCAGGCCGCAAACTGCAGGGCCTGCTGCGTCGTTGGCAGCGTGTCGAATTGAAACCTTGTCGCCGGCACCTGCAAATAGCTGAGACTATCCTCCATCAGGTAGTACTGCGGGGCCGCCTCCACCAAGTTGCCGCTGCTGTCGCGGGTGGCGCGCACGTCCTCCAGCCGCTGCTTGTTCGGCACGGGGTAAATCCGTGTGCTGCCCAGCTTCACCGGCTCCTGCACACTTTCCAGCGCGTAGTCCAGATTCACGCAGTCCTGATACACCGTCGCGGCGATACCCGTCGTGCTGTCTCCCAGCCACGGCTGCTCCAGACTGGGATTGGTACTCAGCTTCTGCAAACGGTTCCACGTGGAACCGATCTTGATCGTGCAGCCCAGCATCCAGCTCGCGTATCCCGAAAAGGTGATCGCCGTGCTCCCGCTCGTCACGTCCAGCGTCACGTCCAGCGGCGCACGCACCAGCGCGCTGCGATCCTCCGCCAGTTGCTGCCCCAGCAGGGTGTGCAGCGCGCTGTTGATGTCCCGCACCATGCGCGCCGTCTCCGTCGTCGTCATCGTCGCGCCGATCTTCTTTCCCAGATCCGGCAGCAAAAAATCACGAATGTCCGCCGCGCTTCCCATGGCTTACTTCTTCCCCGCCTTTCCTTCGCGCTTGGTCTTGGGCTTGGGGGTAGCAGGAACGGTTGGCGGTGCCGGTGCCGGCACTTCCAGCGGCTCAGGCGCAGCCTCTGCGCGAAGCGCACCATCCGAAGCCTTGGCGAAGGACGGGCCCGCTTCCGGCTCCATACTGGGAGCGCCACTTGGCAAGTGGCTCTGGACCTCCGTTTTTGCGCTTTCTTGCAGCAATTCCTCCGTCAAAGGGGTGGGGTCCGCGCCAGGCTCAGCCTCAGCTTGCGCCTCGACTCCCGATGAAACCAGCGCGTCCCCCGTGGGCACCGGGGCCGCCTCCATCTCGGGCACGGCCTCCGGCAAAATCTTCTCTTTCTCTGCCGGGCCTTTCGTCTCCCCCAGAAACTCCTTGAACGCCTCCAGCGCCTCTGGCTGCTTCTCCAGCACCACCGGCCTGACCTCGATCATCTCGCCGGCAATCACCCGGCGCTCATGCGTCACCGTGTTGTACGCCTCGATGTCCTGGCGCAGCTCGCTCTCCAGTTGCGCCACCTGCTTCCGTCCGCGCCGGTCCCACTCCGCCTTGTCCTGGCAGACGTGCATCGGGCATCCGTGCATCGGATCAAAGGTCATGCGCGTGCGCGTGTCCAGCAGGGCATTGCCGCGGTTGCGGCTGGCCAGAATGACGTAACGGAGAATCCACATGGCAAATCGGGGTTGAAGGTGAAAACAGGGAAGGCCTGTTTGGTTAAATCGCCAAAGATTCGATGACGTGAGCAATTTTGGCTCGGATCAATTCCACTTTGCCGAGGCAGTTTTGAATTTCACGAGTGAGCGGTGCAGCTGGAGCCTTGATCGGCATTTCTTCGGCGGTTCCTTGGTCACAATTGTTGGGATGAGTCACAGGGCTGAGCCGACCCATGAGAACATTCACATCATTCACCAGTTCGTTGGTTTGGTCCTGAAGAAACTTCATGGACACCTCCACTTCGGATGCGGTTGAAGGAGGATTGTAAGGAGTAGGGTTTGTTTTCATCGGGTGGGATAGAATTACAATTGAGGAAGTCCGCAAAAAAGCGGCGCAGACAGGTTGCCCCGCCTACGCCGCTCAACAACGCATTTCTGCGCCGACTGGGATGACTACTCAGACAATCGTGGGCAGTCCGTCCGGATTGACCGCCACGTGCATGACCGTGAAGGCCGGGATGCCGTCCACGTTCGGGATGGCATTCGCACCGTAGCTCAGGTGCATGCCCAGTTCGACAAACACACCCGCGTTCTGGCGCTCCTCGGTGCGCTGGCCGAAGCCGGTGCCACCGTCCGCTGTCACACGGCCAAAGCCGGAGAGCAGGGATTCACGGCCCAGCATGTACACCAGGTTGTAGGGCTGGCCCTTGGCGTTCGCTGCGTAGATCTTGCTGCCCACATGCAGGTCGCTCCATTCGCAGGTCTTGCCGCTCCAGATGCCAGTGTTCCAAACCACACTGCCCACCGTCGTCTTGGCCGCGACGGCGCTGTTGGTGGCGCTGAGGAACTGATAGACGGTGATGGTGTTGCTGTCGGCGGTGGTGCCGCCGTTGGTGTCCAGGTCACCCGTGGGAATCACCTTGTAGCTGGCAAAAGCCCACTTCCCGGTGGTGGCGTCGTAGGCGATCACGTACTTCACGTTGCTGGTTTCCGCGGCGATCTTCTCCTGCTCGAAGGCCTTCCAGCGCGCGCCCTTGAAACCGAAGAAGTACGGGGCATTCAAGGCTGCCTTGTTGCTGGCGCTGTTGCCGCCGCCCTTGATGCTGAACACCGCTGTGCCGGGGGCGATCGCTTCACCCAGGAAGGCATATGGAGCCGCAAAGCTGCCGCTCGGTCCGTCGTTGAGCGCGGTCTGCATCTGCCACTCAAACATGCGCGTGCCATTCCAGCGGGGCAGGCCACCGCCGAAGAGGTAATTGCTGTCAC